AGGGTGGCCCCTACCGAGGCAGTCATGTACGGGACAGCTTGGCCTATCGCTCTGCCGACAAAATCACCCACTCCTGCACCCTTTGTCGGTGCGTACTGTTCGCCTGCTTGGTATAACTCATTAGCAAACGCATTTACTTTACCGCTTAGTTGTTTTAGGTCATCCGACTTCATTAGGACTTGACTTGATGCAACACTGTAAGGACTTGACAAATCCAGTTTTTTGGGCGGTTTTAGCGTTTCGCCAAGTGTTCCGGTAAGTCCCGATGCGACATTCAAGCTACCGCCAGTAAAGCCCTCGACCAGACCTTTAAAGAAGTTCGACTTTACCTTGCCTGCTTTGGGTTCGTCAGGTACGAAAGATTCTGTATCCGGCACGAAACTGGATGTCTTATCTTCTACAAATGGCATTATATTTTCTTGTATCCTTGTGCTTTATACGATTCCCATTCAGATACAGGGATTGTACCCTTGACACCCTCTGGGGTAATTACCCGCATTGTACCTACGTTATCAACCGTCGCTTTACCCTTAGCCTCTGCTTCAGGTTTGGTGTCAAGGCGAGGACCGTACTTGCGCCATTTGCCTGATTCTTTGCCAGCCTCTACATCCCAATGCTTATTAAGTGCCGCAGTAAGAACATCTTTGGGGATGAACGAATACTCTGATTCAAGATAGTTCTTGGCCTCATCATAATCATAGACATCATCGAAAGTGCCGAGCTTGCCCTTTTTTCTACGCTTGGTCTGCTTGGCTTTCTTGAAGTAATCGCTGATGTTCTGGGGCAATCTCGATGTTTGCATTTTCTGGTACAACGGATTCTGTTTACGTTTCTCGATGAACGCCTGTTTCATTTCAGGGTCGTCTTCGGCAGCGGTAATATTCTCGTCAAGTATTTGGAGGTTAGTTATGTCCCTGTTCGGGTCAATAGGCTTAGTTCGTACCGAAGTTGTTTTGCCCTCTGCGTTGATGTTGCGACCTACCTCCTCGTGTCCAGCCGGTATCCCGCCAAAGGCACCACCACTCAGAAAAGTTTGGCTGGCCGCAGACAGGTTTTCTTGAGAAAGCCCCCTGCCTGTCCAGAATCGGTCCAACTCTTTCTTCATTCCTTCCTGTTGCTCTGGTGGTAATTGCTCAAGTCGCTGATAACTCTGTGATGCTTGTTCCATCTCTGCCAATTCATCTTTCTTTTTATTTCTTTCATTGGCCGCGATACGCGACCCAACCCTTGTGCCACCAAGAACCTTGCCACCAAGATCAATCGCTCCACCAGCCAAGTCAGCAATACCTTCTAAAAGACCCATCTTTATACCTTTCTTTTAACTTATTACCCGGTCGCCAAAGCATAACCCAACCCCGGCCCTGCCGAACTGCTCTGTGACACATTTACGCTCTGTCCCAATAACATTGCAAGTGCGTTTAATACCTGCGGGTCTGTTATTGCATGTTTCTCTGCAAATACTTGCATGTCGGCGGCTATCTCTCTCTGGTACTGGTCTTGTTCTGCACCAGCCAAGCCTAACGTACCGGCCATACCAGCAAGAGCGTCTCTTGTTCGGCCTAATGGCGCATCCTGAACAGCCATTGACGGGCCTATTGCACCCAACGCTCTTCCTGCTTTAGCCTCTTCAAGTGCTTGGTTCCTGCCTTGTACGTCCCAAGCTAATCCTGCCCGCTCTGTACCCAGCCAGTCACCTACGTCACCGTAAGCCTCAGCAACTTCACCCGCTCTTGCACTGCCCCAATAACCCGGACCTGCGAACTCTTCTCGTATGCCCGGAAGTTCCTCTTGCTGGAACTCTTTCATGCGGGGGTCACGAACTGCACGACCGAAATAAGCCTGTTCGTCTTCAGGAGTAATCGGCTGTGCGCCCATCTCGCCTCTTAACAGTTTGCCAGACGTTGTTTCAAGGTCTTTCTGCAACGGTCCACCGCCGGCATAGTCACCGAAGTAATTAGCAAACTCTGGCAACTGGCCGAAGACATTCTGTTGTGCACCCGTAAGTGGAGCAACCCTTTGTCCGCCATAAACATCCATACCTTTGCCTAAATACGGGCTATATGTCTCTACCCCCTTGTCTATTGCACCTGTTTGGGTACGAGTCTTACTTGTGCCCGACGATTTTTGTGATGAGCCGCTAAAGCATCCCATTATTCTATCCTTTTAATATATGTTGTTTCAAAGTGTTCAAAGCCAGTTTTCTCATATAGTCTGCACACGCTATCGTGCATGTCGCTGGCCAATTTACTTGCTGTCATTAAAAGACACTTACATCCTTTACTAACAGCCCAATACTGAGCCGCCCTTAGCAATCTAAGGGCACCAATGCCACTTCTCTTTTCAGGAACGATATACCAATAATGCTCGTTGGCAAACAGTTCTGTGCCAAGTGGGTTAATGAAAGTCGTTAAACCCATGTACCCCGCTGGCGGATTTCCTAAAACCAACAAATCTTTTCCGTCTGAATCTATCATGTCTTGTAAGTCTTCCAAGTGTTTGTCTATTAACATCTCAAATCCATATTCATTATGTTCGTTCTGCCACGCTTCGGCAATGTGCCGTAAATCTTCTGCTTCCCCTGTATATATTTTAACCATTTTACTCCAATGGATTAAACTCCTGATTAGGTGTATTGTCATTATTTTTCACAGCCGGCTCAAGAAACTGCCTCAATGCAAATATCTCTTTCTGCATACGAGTAATCTCCGTCTCGGTGAATACAGCTATTGTCCTTATAGCATCTTCGCCTTGCAGTCCTTCTGTCTGAAGCGGAGGTACGTCTTGGTGTATTTCCATTACCTGTTACCCTCCGGGTCATAATGAAGTTCCGCCTCTCTTATTTCAAAGTCCGAACCCGCCACGCTATCCCAACATATCTGAACCCGTTTAGAACTACGGTTCATATATGTATCATATTTTTCCCAGTCACTCGTCAGGGTTTGGGTTAGGTCAACCCATCCTGTTTCCGATGTATCGAAACTTGCTGTTCTAAATCTTGTCTTTACGCCACCGTTACCTGAAGTTTTCTCTTTAGCGGTGTACGATATTTTATTCCATCTTGCATAATTGCCGGGTTCACCCATATCTATCACCGGAGATAAGTGCCTACATGCTATATTGTTCCCATCCTCTGTAGTGTACGTTTCATCTAATTGATACACAAATCCTGTGGCGTCACCTAAAAGGATTCGCTCTGCCACCTGCACTTCATTTAATTCGTCGTTATAGGTAGAACCCGATGGGCAGAATAAATTTCCTGTCGTGTCACCTGCGAATACGGGAGTGTCCGAGGATAGGTCGGCTATTCCTGTTCCGGTAGAGTCGGGACTTCGAGTAGAGTCTCTTGGCGCAACGTAAACAGTAACAGAATAATCGGTAGTTGCTCCATCTTTCAAAGAACAAACGTCAGTCAACTGATAATAATGAGTTCCATGAGGCATATCACCTGTATCAGAGCCATCATCTATTTTAAGAATAAGTCCTGACCATGTAGTTCCGTCCATGTGTCTTGTGCAGTCTATCAACTTAGTGGGGTCATTGGAATAACTAAAACAGAGCAGTAACCCACCTTCACTTAAATCAACTTCGCCTGCTTTCCAGCTAAAGTCATAATCTGCCGTTGCCGACATAGTTGACCAGTCTATAGCATTAGCGGTATTCTCACATAAAACGTCACCATACCTTATAGTTACATCGCCAGCAGTTGATGTGTCCACAAAACCAGCGTCGTAAGGACTTAGTGTGTTAAGAGCGTCCTGATATGTGTCGCCGGTGGTATATGTCTGCGAACCCGCCAGAGATACAGCGGTTATCCCATCAGCAGAACCAAAAGTATTAGAGAAGTCACGAACCGACCATGCACCCGTAGCCATATTCATTATGTATGCTTTAGTGATAAATTCAGAAGCGTTAGGTACGATGAAAATATAAAGATACCTGTTCTCTTCGCCAAATGCCATCCAGCATCTCGCTTCGTATATAGGGTCAAGGTCGTCCTGTAAGAACTTATGTATCTTATCGCCTATCATCTGTATTGACGTACCACCGTAATAAGCATATACATTATAGTCACTGCCTACAAAGTAATGGGTGTTACCCTTGACAGTAAGTAGATGAGGGGCAAGCAGGCCAAGGTCGGGTATTACGGGGCGTGGCGAAAAGACTGTGGTGCCACCAACATAACCTAAGTCCCAGATAGAGTTGTTCTGATATATGATATATAACCCGCCCATTGGTGCAGACCAGATATTCTCTCCTCCAGTATCTACAAGGTCAACAAAACCTGAACCTGTGCCTGTCCATGTCTGGAGTTTGGAAATTACCGGCCATTGAACTCTCTGTTTATTAGTGGACCATGCCTTAGACGAAGACGAGTAAGTGAGTGGGCTTATCTCAATAAGTCTGTTCTTGTACGCACCCACCTGTAATGCTCTATGAGTAGAACCGTCGTGATACCCACCGCCACCTACAACATCATGGAATGTGGTTTCGTATTTACCCGCCCATCTCTGGATATTACTCATGCCACCATCACACACAATCAGATGGTAATACTCAACGCTCTGGGCGGCATTATCATTCAGGTATATATCGGTGTCATTATGTGCTATCGGAACATAACTGACAGGATGGAATATATCCGAGTTTGCCACTGTGCCGGTCTTGTCGTCCCACGTCTCTGCTACACGATTATGGAGATATATCTTTTCCGTAGTTACCGCAAGGGTGTGAGCGGTTCTGTCGGACTCTGTGTATGGGATTACCGATAGAACAGTATCGCCGGAATTCAAGCCTGTAGTAGTAAGGTCTACCTTAGCAAAACCATAAGGCGTAGTCATTATACCGTGTTCGTATAGGATATTCTGTGTGCCGTAAGACGCACCTCGTGGGTCTATCATATTATTAGACACCATAGCGTCAAGACCAAGATCAAGTTTTTGTACTAAAATTGAAGGCATTACTGGGTATTATCTCCGAAAGGAAGCCAATAAACTTTACCAGAAGTCCAAGCCGTATTATCACTACTGACACACCATGTATCTCCGGCCTTAACAGGAAAAGAAAGGCCAGTCCTTTTGCCGCTTCCGCCCTCTATGCTCACCCTTGCCGTAGCTACTGGGGTCTTGCCAACCAATTTGAGGGCAGTAGCCGTCTTTAATGCGTAAGTTGTTACCATTCCATCTGTCACAGCAGTCCAAGTTACGTCGTGCCCTAAAGTGCCATCTGATGTTCTCTCTGACCAGTCGCCGAACATATTAACTGATACAATAGATGTACTGTCGCCCACTACACCATCAAAGGTAAGTGTAGCTTCGCCTGTAATTACCGTATCACCAACAACTGTAGTGCCGTCTATAGATATATCAGCATGGAAAGCGGCGTCGCCGCCCACAGTAAAGGTACTGTCAACAGAACAGTCACCAACAATCTTTGCATTGCCTCCAAGAGCAAACGCACCGTCAACGGTAAGGTCACCACCGATGGCCATATTTGCGTCAAAACTAACATCGCCAACCACACTTAATGTGGCATCAAACTGATGGCCGCCCTGCCAAGTAACATCTCGCCCGCCCCACTGTAAGTCAGGGTGCATTTTAAGAACTGTAAAGTCGCCACAAGTGCTTGTCCCTGCGGCTGAAGTATTACAGAACAGGACACCCCAATTACTTGTGTCGCTATATGCCCATATCAACCCTCTGGCACGATAAGTACCATCCGCAACAACAGTAACAGTACAGTCGTCGGTATAGTCCACGCCCAGAACAGCAGAACCACCCGGAGTATGTATGCCCCCAACAGTAGCGTCAGCGAAGGTGGAATGTTCTTGGTCAAGTCTTTTTCGCACAGCCTTGGCCACATGTTGTTGCTCTCTATAATCTAATCCGTGTGGCTGGTCAACGTCAAGGGCTTCTAATGAATCCCAAGCTGCTCCATCGCCACTTGCGTGTACGCCCATATTATAACTCCTTAAATGCTTTCAAATATTCTTCTAAAGTATTAACACTAAACACCTCTCTTTCTTCTTCCATATCAACTCGATGAATCCTTAAATCTTCACCGTTATACAAATGTTCTTTTCCTCTCATCTTTTCTAACGCCTGAACAGTAACTACTTCTACGTCTATTCCTTCCTTTGTCGAAGAAGGCAGGGAATCGTGATGGTTATATGTGTACTCGGCACCGGACTCCAGATGTTCCTTTATTACATGGTTTATAATCGTCGATGTAACAAACGGACAATCTGCTGTAACCCTCACGATATGGTCAGCATCACATATCTTAGCTGCGTTCCTTAGTTCGCCGGTCAAGTCTCTTTCGCCCGGCCATACAATAGCGGTTCCACACACAAACCTTGTCAAATCATCGTCCGGCGTACAGACTATCGCTTGGTCAACGTCACTTTCTTCCATAGTACAAAGGACATATCCGACCATTGTAGTGCTGCCCATTGGAAGAACAGACTTAGCCGGTAATCGCCTACTGCCCAATCTTGCATTTACTACTCCAAGTATCACATTGACCCCTTTGGAAAGAACCTTGCCGCACAATGCGGGCAGTATGTTTGTTTGCTCATAGCTTCCAATATCTGGACATTTCCTTTTGCTGCAATACAGATATTTTTCAGATATTCCTGGTTGACCATTGAGAACTTTCTCTTGCAGATACCACAGAAACCTTCAGTCAAGATTTTGGTTTGGTCTTTAACTACATTCAATGTGTCGTAATCCAAATGCGCCCTCGGCCAGCAATACTTGAACTTGCCCTTGACTCCGTTTATTTCCTTAGCAGCACGTTTGAAAGCATTGCCGTCCATTTTACCGTATCGGCCCGTCTCTAATTCCTTGATGGCTTTCTTGTCGGCGTTGGACTTATCTGCTTTTGTTATCGCAGTGGCCAGTTCGTTCAAGTCTTCAAACATAGGAGATACACGACTCAATGCACTGCCCGATTTAATCCACCATCCACAAGAATACTTCTCATTAACATCGCAATACTGAAACGCCGGTTTATTCATGCAGTGCATTTCCATGCCCATCGTAGAACCGGAATGAACCAGAATATCTGTGTTCACTAAGATGTCCGTTGCAGTCGATTCCGTATCAAGCGGTATTTTCATCTGGGCAAGAGCTTGTTTGTAAGGTTCAACCAAAACGCCTGGATGAAGCGTAACTAAGATATTACATCCCAACCTTTGTTTGAGTCCGCCGATCATAGCTAAATACTTATTCCTGCCCTCAACTTCTTTTTGGACATTCACCATTTCGTCAATACTCAGATCAGGGGCGGAATCACAGAACCCCCACGGCGAGGATATTGTCAGGATTTTCTTTTTCGGGTCAAAGCCCCATTTCTTACAGAAGTCTTTCTTAGACGTGAACTTGCTCCTGAATCCTTTCTGTTTGTAGATGTCTAACCCAAAAGCGCCAACGGCTATTGCCGGGAAACCTGATTTTCGTCTTTCAAGTATTTGAGCCTCGTCATCGCCCCAGACAAGTTCCTTGTCAATGTCATATCGCCACCGACCGAGAATATTCTGTTTGGTAGCTTCGTCGCCTTCCTTGAAATCCTTCCAGTCGCAGCTCGCTTCGGTGTGACGAGAAACGATACCTATACCAAAGTCTCTACATGTTTCCGCTAAATCCCTTGAGTAAGGGTTCCTTATAGGTGGGAATACCACTACGTTCGGCTTGTAACTAAGAATAGCGTCACGACCTTGCCTTAGGCACGGCACAACTTTGACCTTGTTACCTAACAGTTCCAATTCTTCTTTGATTAGGTTGTCAACCACTTCGTCCCTGTGGGGACTTGCTGATAAAATCAGTACCTTCATTTATTCTTCCTTTCTTAAAATTAGTCTCACTTCAGTTCTTCCGCCAAAACCACGTTTGAATTTACTTATGTTAGCCAGCTTATCATCTCCGTATACCTGCTCGCCCATCTCGAATCGCTTACAGCCTATTCTCTTAGCTTTGAGTATCGCTTCCCACATAAGAGCATGACTGTCTACCGTAGAACAACCTGAAGCATAATAGGCGGCGTCTTTATTGTAGTACACTATCAATCCTGCGTCAGTTACGACATTAGACGGTAACGGGTTATGAGGATGTAGAAAATGAGTCTGTGTCAAACAGAATGCCTGTCTCTGCCATATCATACGGTTTTGAATATCCCACGTCTCTTGTGGTCGGGTAACACCTCTAATCGACTCATGTAAACTCTGGTAAGCACCTGTATCGAACATTGTATTTACCATGATGTCTTTATTCACAAGCGACTTGTAACTCTTACGAAGTCCTCTGCGTAGCTTTTCAGTCGGTAAGGTCAAGTCGATAACCTGCGTATAGTACGGCGTAGCCTTATGGCCTCTGGCCGATAGGAACCTGCTGATAGGCGAAAGACCGTCCATAAGAAAGTCCATGTAATATATGTCCTGAGACATACTCCATAGTCGCATTACATACGCCATCGGATCAGGGCCGTGGTAAACCATAGGTCGCCAGTAGCCTGTTATCTTGCCGTCTTTTAGTGCCGCATGGCCATGAGGTTCATACGGTCCGCTCATCGCTTGGTTGTACTCCCTGTCCAGCGGCGAATAAAGCGGCGTCAATTGAGAAATAGAGACTGTCATAAAATTTTCCTTGCCATAACTTCCTGTTCGGTAATACGGCTGTTGAACCCTTATACTTATCTGCTATCTTTAACCAAAACTCTACTGCTTCGTTACAGTAATAGCATTCGCCGAAAACTGTCTTGAGGCCGAGATTGTCAAATGCTTCGTGCAACAGCATGTCAACAGCCTCTATACCATAACCCTTTCCCTGTAATGTTGGGTTGATTATAAGGCTAATCTCTCCCAACTTGTTCTCCCACTGGATATTAGTGATACCGCCCATACCCATAAGAATATCAATGTTATTCGTACAACAATAGTCATACTCTTTAATCAACCAATACCTGTGCTTATTCGTATCAAGATTTTTTAGGAACCTTGATTGGTCTACTTCCGTCAGGGGGTGTGGCGTTCTTAACGCTTGCAGGTTTTGGTTTCTCCACAGTCTTATCGTCTGTAGGTCTGTCAGGTTCAGTGCTTCCAGCTTCATTTTTATTCTCCGGCAATCTAAAGGTTTCTTCGGGTACATCGCCTTTCAAGGCGTCCATCGGATTATCCCAATACTTTCGTACTATTTTCATAGCCGCTCTCATTGCGCCGATAGTTTCATCTATCACTCCCAACGTGTGAGAATATGATATAAACTGTGCATAACCGAGAAGTACGCCACGATACAGACATTCCTGCCAGAACAAGGCTTTATGCTCCGGTGTGGGGAATATGAAGTAAGTTCTGGGTGCAAGGCCCTTCAGGTACACTTCGTCGCTCAATCCCATGCCATCAGTAATCGTCTTAAACAAACCCTTGAGACGGTCGCCCATCTTCCATATCTGGTCAATTACATTATGGGTTTGCATATACTCAATGGTTGCTATAGCAGCTGTGATTGAAGCTAACTCAGCACCAAAGGTAGACGATACAAAGCAGTCGCCCTGTAATACGTCCATCATATCCTTTTTGCCGCAGACACAACTGATAGGCATACCGTTTGCCATCGCCTTGCCTAAACACGTCAAGTCAGGTGTTACGCCGTAGTAGGCTTGTGCGCTAAACTTCTTAGTGCGGAAACCCGTTACAACTTCATCAAAGATAAGTACCGTTCCATTCTCTGAACATATCCGGCGAATGTCCTCAAGGAAGTTCTTGTCAGGTTCATCAAGGATATACGGTTCCATGATAACAGCAGCGATCTTGCACTCGTTTTTTGTACCCATCTTGGCTGTGAAGTCGTTAATGTCGTTGTAAGTAAACTTCTCTATCGACTTTGTAAGGGCATCGGGTATACCGTCTTTCTTGTCGTTGACTATTGCGAACCAGTCATGCCAGCCGTGATAACCGCAACACAGAACTTTTGTTCTCTTGGTGTACGCCCTTGCGATCTTAACCGCTGCACTTGTCGCTTCGGAACCAGTCTTTACGAACCTCACCTTTTCGGCACTTGGGATAATATCGCATATCTTTATCGCAAGTTCCGTTTCAAGTGGTGACGGTAGCGAGAAACACAAGCCCTTTGGCAGTTGGTTGCTTATCGCTCTGTTCACATATTCATGGGCATGACCTAAGATTATCGGGCCTAAACCTAATGGATAGTCTATGTACTTCTTATCACCTGACCATACATAAGCACCTTCGGCTCTGTCGATATACTTAGGGTAAACCCTGTTGACATGCTTACTCGGCATTTTACTTAACGTCTGCACTCCGTCGGGAATGTACTTTAATGTTTTGTTCCAATCCATGTTCTTCCTTTCTAAAATTTCCTTGTATCAACTTCTTCGTTATGTTCAAACTTTTCCATCTTTACGAGATGGGCTACGTTATCTCTTAACTGGTCAACTGAATCAACGCCGATTATTACCTTATCTATCCGTGGGTTCATCAGGACGAAATCTATACATTCTCTTGGACTGAAGTATTTCAGGGCTTTACCTTTACAGAAGATGGAACGGGCGATGATTCTTGGTGGTTCTGGCTCGATGTTAAAATGCAACAATTTTTTGTTCATAATAGAGTAGGGCAATTCCACATAGCGTGCCGACGTTGGGATTATTTCTCCAGCCTCTTTTTGTATCGACAACCCTTCGTGGGTGACTTTTCGGTAATCTCCAAATTTATGAGCAAGTAATATGTCTTGGCCGTGGACAAAGAAACCCGGCTTACTGCTTTTGTATATTCTATTGAATTGCCTTAATCCAATATGCCCTGTCCCATAAGCCGTGGCAACATCCAGCCATTCGATACCAACATCTTTCATGTATTCCATGATGAGTTGCTGTTGGGTTTCGTCTACACAATGGCCGTTATATTCACGGCCCCAGTTCGCTGTTCCTACTACTAATCGTTCAAGCATTGCTCCACCTTTCCAATAAATACTTCTTCATCCATTCGTTTAGCCTTATCCGAAGAGTAAGGTTTATCCCACGGATAATGGGCAGTACAATCCAAAGTAACCATAGACACTTTCTCGCCGTCTTCCGAAACTAATGATTCGTGTATCTTCTCGCCCGGCCTTACACCGATAACCTCAAACTCACAGTCGGGAATAATGGCCCTCGCTACATCGGTTATCTTCATAGCCGGTGCGCGAGGGACCAATATCCAGCCACCCTTAGCCGTATTCAAACCCAACATTACAAGGTTTACCGCCTCTTCAAGCGTTATCCAGAACCTTGTCATGTCAGGGGAAGTAATTGGAACCTTTTTAATTCCCTGCTTTCTTAACTTGTAAAAGAGCGGTATTACAGAGCCACGCGAACCTATAACATTTCCATACCGAGTAACTACAAATTCGGTTTTGTTATAAGCGTTTGCAGCGAGAAACAATTTCTCTGCGCACAGCTTCGTAGCCCCATAAAGATTGACAGGATTAACCGCCTTGTCAGTCGAAACAAACACGCATTTTTCGACCCCATTGGCGTTACACGCACTAATAACATTCATGCTTCCCTGTACATTAGTCTTTATTGCTTCTTCGGGGTTATACTCTAAAGCAGGAACTTGCTTTAACGCGGCGGCGTGAACAACATAATCCACACCAGACATAACCTGCATTAACCTTTGTTCGTCCCTAACGTCGCCTAAAAAGTATCTCGGTTCGGGAAAGTCCTTTGCCATTTCTGACTGTTTGAACTCGTCCCTACTGAAAACGATAACCTTTTCAGGCTTACTTTCGAGTATTCTCTTTATTAACTTTTTACCAAGTGACCCGGTACCGCCAGTCACTAACACTGTTTTTCCTAACAGGCTCGCATCCATTTCCCTTCAATTTCCTTTCTTCTAAACCTTTTCTTACCGCCGTATTGGACCTTACCAATACTCTTCTCGGCGGCTCTTACTATCTCTGTCATCGCTGCAAACTGGACCGGCGTAAGAGCGAAACTCTCGTCCAGTCCACCGTTCACTTTGATGTGCTTCTCTAATACTGTTGCGCCTAACGTCATAGCGACGACCGGAACTACATAACCGGATGAATGGTCGCTCATGCCGACCTTACAGTTGAACTTTCTCAACTTCGCCATAGTTCTTAAATTCATCTTGGCAGGGTCAGCGGGATACTCACTGACACACCACAACAGAGTTATGTCCTTTGTGTACTTCTTGGCTGTCGTTATAGCCGTTTCGATCTCTTTGTATTCTGCCATACCTACCGACATCAGTATCGGTTTCTTGGTCTTGGCTACAGTTTCAATTAACTCCAGCCACGGTAATTCAAAGGACGAAATCTTATATCGCTCTATTCCCATCTCTTCTGCGGTCTTTACCATGTCAGGATGGTACACCGTAGCGATGAATCCCATCTCTAACTGTTGACACAGTTTCTTTAGTTTAGGCACAAACTCTAAGGGCATTGCGGCTTTTTCATACAGTTCATACAATGTGTGTCCTGCCCACGGACCATCCTTGATTATCTTACCGCTTTCCAACGCCATCTGGTCAGGAGTGAACATCTGGACCTTGATAGTGTCTGCGCCTGCTTCCTGAGCGGCAAATACCAAATCCAGAGCCGTCTGGTAATCCTGATTATGACTCGCACCTATTTCAGCTATTATTTCCATCTGCTCCTATCCTTACTGTTCCCGCAACCGTACACCCTCGCGGTATTTCTTTAAGGTCAACATTTTTCCAGTCATTATCAATCCATTTTTTTATAACCGCCCATTCGTGGTCATGGCAATTATATACTTTGCATTCTCGCGGCCTCTGTTCACCCAAGGCGCATCCGCCATGCACCCAAAATCCATCCTTGTCTGACCACAGATGTTTATTGTCTTCGGTTATGTACGAACCAAACTTTCTTGCGCAAGGCGAGCAACACCCCTTCAATGTCTGTATCGGACAATAACCGCTACATTGGAATTCTTTATTCATACCAGTTCCCTGACCATTCGTGCATAGTATCATTTTGGCTTTTGTACTCTTCAAACCATTCAAAGAACTTTGCTCGCCATATCGCTGCGTCAGTAGCTTTTTCTGCACCTATCGCAACGAAAGCCTGCCACACACCGTAGTCTATAAGTCCTTCGTCAGCGTCGTTCAGGCTTGAACTAAGGGCATCCGTTATATCAATCGGGTAAACACCTATATCGAATCTAAAGTCCTTGTCGCAATATTCCGTCAGACACAGCGGCATGACCTCAGCGTAATTCCCCCGACGAGTCCACGCGTTAGGTTGAATATGCGGTATATCGGTATGGGTCGGGTCGGGATACTGATTATCAAATTCGTCAATCGGAAGATAAGTCAACTTCCGCGTCAAATTACCGTCAAGATAAAATATATCGAATACATGAGCAGTCCTGTTGGATGTAGTTACATCGGATAATCCTGACGTGATCTCGGCCAAAGGCCACCTTAACTGAACTGTCGTATCCAGAGACGTTGTGTTCTTGAACGTAAGTTCATGTAAGCCGGGAACTTTTTCGGCTATTATCCTCTGGGCTTCGTTTTGCCATCGCGCACAATGCGCATCCGTAATAAGTACCGCATCATTAGTGCGTCCACACAACGCTTGTATTTCATCTGTTATTGCTGAACTTATCATATTTTGCCCCAATCACTGACAGCCCCCCGCGAAGGAGACTGCCAGCTTGAAAAGGAAGAAGAAGCCTTCTTCGCTTAGAACCCTGTTAAAAGGTAATAGACTCTTGTATCTGCTTTCTGTAAACCCTGTCGCCTGAACGTAATATTACCATTAGTAATATCGCCATCAGTTGTCGCTATAAGGTTATCCATCAAGTCTGTACTTGAACCTAAATCGTTTCTGGTTATACCAAAACCACAATAGGCATTCGACATTCTCGTAGGAACATCTACCGTAAGACTTCCAGCAGAAAAATCAAAGAAACCACCTTCAATCATACCGAAACCTGTTATCTGCCCGCTATGCTGGGCCGCTAAATCATAACCTGCCATAATTTACTCCTTTCTTTAGGCCGAAACCGTAGTTGCTATTCCACAAATACCTTCAAACGATGCGTCGCCAACACCGAGAACAAGATGGCTTGTATCTACCACAGGTTGTATATGGTTCCATGCCGTCGCAGTATTAGTCAGATCGAAGTCCAATGTAGTGATGTCTACATGGGGACAAACGCCGCCACACCAGAACCAACTCCATTGATACGCAAGGGTAGTTCCATCAACATCTACGCCGGGATTACACCCTATGGCAATCATGCCCGTAGATGTCGCATCCATACAAGCACTTGTATTAGACACGATATACGGACAATCAGAAGCCTCGGAGTAATGGCCAATGTCAATCCATGCTGAAGAATCAAAGTGACCACAAATCGGCCTTGCATCTGAACTTTGGTCTGCGGCACTGGATAACGGGAACGAACCGGACATTTCATTAAAGGCCAGATAAATCATTGTGTATGGCCCTTGAACAGATGACGCATCCGCCCCAGTCTGGAACGCCTGAATCTTTGTCATTGGTGGATACTTCGGTGCGGTTACGCACGAATGTCCCGCAGAAGTAGAATCAAAGCCACCCGAAGGTATGCCAAGATTGGGGTTAGGATAACCCGGCCATCTGTCTGCTAAAATAATTTTTCTTAGGCTTAAATTTGCCATAACAATACTCCTTTCTTACGCGTCAGTTGCAAATGAGTAACCGCAAACGTTATTGGAAAGATCGGCTGCGCCATCAAGCTCTAAAACACTTGTGTCTGCTTGTGGATAAATAGGTTCGCCAGCAGCAACATTTCCGCCAGTTGACATATCAACGCCTGCATGAGCAACACCACTAAGCATAGTACAGTCCATAGGACACACACCGTCTATCCAGAAGAAACCGTACCCGCCATGATTGTCGCCATCAGTAGTCACATCTCTGTAAGAGAGTGTACCGCAGGCAATACCCATTTGGCCGGTAACAGTAGCGTCGTGAATACCCGCACCTAATGTCGCTAAATTAGACACAGTGAAGGCATTGCTTGTACCATCCGCCGAAAGACATGTTGAACTACACATGTGTCCAAAGACAGCCATTCCCAGCAAAGACAAATCTGCTTTTTCCACACCAATAGGTGTGCCATTGTTTACAGACTGACAATAGTACCTGCTATACATCATTGTGTAATAACCTGTTACGCCGGAGAAATCCTGATAGACTTGGATTTTAGTCCCGACCGGAAACTGCTCCGTAGAGGAGTCAGTCCACTTTGTTGCGTCAAAGCCGCCCTTGGGAATTCCGAGGTTATGATTCGGAGTGCCGGGCCACTTATCTTGTAATACTAAGTCTCTGGTACTTACTGCTACCATAATTTAATCCTTAAAAAATAAACCTTCCTTTTCAATTACGAAACATTATTTAACCACAAACTCCCGTTGGGTTTCCAGCACATGAAGTTACCGGAGATCAGGATTCTTGACAGCCACATATCGTAGCCGTTAGAGTTCTTGCCCTGCCATTCAAAGTCTGTCATCTTGAAGTTTCTGGCAGTATGGAACCTGAGTTCCCAATGTTCGAGGTTGAGGATAAATACCCAGTTTCTCATCGTTGAAGTAGTCTGGAGATAAGGAACGCTCACGATTGTATGTTTGTCGAGTTCCATCTTGTTAAAGCCTTGTTTCTGCTTGTCGCCAGTTGGATGATACTGAACCTTACCTTCCATCTCTGCTCTTAGTTTATTGAACAGAGTAGGACACATACAAATATAAAGGTCTCTCGGAGTCTTCATGTGATGAGATACGTCGGTTTCCGTAATCCATTTACGAAGGTTTGATATTGTAATATTATATGCGGTCGCCTGTGCGCTTGAGGTCGTATTGACGTTCAAGCCAGCCGGGTCCGCACCCTGCCACCAGTCATTTGTTCCGCCCGACCAACTTCTTGTCAGTGTACCATAGGTAACATCATGGTCAAGTGCAGATACTAACGACTGGAACTGTGTTGCGCCGTCTGCTACGCCTGTCTCAGAGCCTACGTTGAATATTTTCTTGTTCAGCCACAAGCGAGTAGCATTATGGCCCTTAGAGACCAACTGGTCTGCAAGGTCAAGCAACTGCTCTTCTGTACCTGCAAGGATATTCTGTGTATACTCTTCAAGGCCATACCTGAGAGGCAACTGGGCATACTTCCAGAGGAACCTTGGTTTCTCAAGCGTGTCCTTTGCTTCGTCAGTCAGCGCGGTGTTAGGCGTGTATTCCTGCATCAAATCGTCGATTTCATCGGTATCTACCAGACGCTCTACATACTTACCACCTGAGTAGGTAATCTGGTTCCGACTCTGTAACGCTTCGACTACAGGCGTCGCCATATATACTTCGTCCACCTTAGAACGTAGAAACAGTTCTCTGGTGGCGTTTGATAAATCGTTCAAAGCCATTTTTTTAGTCCTTAATTAAATTTAGGACTTCCCAAATAAGTTCAGTCCTGTTTTTCTCATACTCGCCAGGATGTCCCTTCGGCTGCCAGTTTTAGGAACCGAAGCATCCAAAGAGAATGACGAGGTACCATTATCTGTCTGAACTTTTTTTTCTTCTTTTTTTTCCGCTTTGGCTTTAACTTCGACATAACACTTACGCATCAACTTCAACGCACTTACTATCGTCTTCGGTTGTGATTCTGTGCCGTCATCTACAAGTTTATCTGCCATTTTCTTTGCTGGCTTGCGGTACTTTGCACCAAATTCTTCGTCACACATTCCAAGAATTTCGTCTATGGTCTTATCTTTTTCGGTCTTTGCCCGTTTCTTTTCCTCTTTTTCCTGATAGCCGTCAGCAGTTTTCTGTAACTTCTCGTTACTCTGCTCCAGCTTCTTGATCCGCCCCATCATCTTACTGACGGTTTTAATCGTCTTGGCATCTACAAGGTCAGGGTCAAGGAGGTCTTCAACGGGAACGTCTTTAGACTCAGCAAGGTCAGCAAGTTTCTGTTCCAAGGCCACGTACTTTTCGCCACTCTCAGTAAGTTGAGCGGTAAGCTGCTCATTCTCTGTATTCTTCTTGCGAAAATTAGATTCGGCTTGGTCAGCCCTTTGCTTTTCCTTTGACCATTTTTCATCTTCTTGTTTTGGTTCCTCTTTTGGTTTTTCTTCGTCAGACATTTTTAACTCTCCAAATTCATTTTCAGCACATGGCTGTTTCGTTATAGAGAAGCACGTTAAATCTATGCTGGCCGATTGGCATTTAGCCCTTTGGCTGCTTCGATTGCACTTCTTCCAGTTTTATTTTAAGCGCATGTATATTACGCTTTACTCTCGCACTTGCAGGTCCGCCCTGAGTATTGTGGAACGCTGCCTCTAATTTTACTATTTCATCCCGAATAGCTTTCGTCGGGTCAATTTTTTTCGGTAATGGTTTGTTTGAAACCGTCTTTGCTTGTTTCTGTACTTTTTTCTTTGGTGATTTCCGTTTTAATTTCTGTACCTTTTTCATTGTTATCCTTTGCTTGTAAAGCGATACTATTCTCTACTTTCTGCCGAACACCCTCAACGAGAATCCTCACACCCTCATCGG